GATGTTGATTCCCGAACTCTGCGGAATGAAGAAGATCTGCGGCTCTTCCGGCGCGTACAGATCCCATCGGCTAAGCGGGTTGTAAAGCGAGCGAACATCGCCGTCGTACAAGCATCGACCTATCCATAGCCGCATATCGGCTATATGCCCGATCCAATCGGCGAGATTGTTCAGGTTAATACCACCGAGCCGCATGGTTTGACCATCAAGGCTCGAATAAGTATGCGCCACCCCGGATCCAAGCGAGATCCCGTTGATATAGCCGTAGGTGTTGCCGTCCGGCCGCCTTGTCACGACCACGTGCAGGAGTTCGCCGGTCTCTGCCACCCCTGGTGTCGAGACATCACCCAAGACGATCTCAGTGCTGCCGTTGTAGACGCGCAACTGATCGTTGCCGGCAAGGGTCTCAAAATAGATCTCGAGCTGGCGACCCGACAAGCTGAAGAGTCGCGGGTTTCCAGCGTTCGAATTCAGCGAGCACCAGGCAGCAAACGCCCAATTGTTAACGTCCCAGCCGGTGAAAGCCGCTGTGTCGATGTGGGTATTGCTGTTGCTGGCGGTGGCGATGCGCAGGCAGCGGCCCATGCCAGCACCACGAGGGAGCAGGTTTGACTGCCAGTCCGGCACCGTGGACGTCCACGTGGCGTGGTGGTCTCGAACGACCTCGCGGACACGCTTGCCATGCCGATCGGCAAACGGCCACCAGAATTCTAGACCGCGCGACTGATCTGTGTTCGGATTTACCCGGATTGGGCCGCCACGCGCTAGGATCTGAGCGCGGGTTCTAGTCGCGCGGCGAATCAACATCGGAGCCTACAGGCTAAAGTTTGTCGACCGCTTATAGCCCGCGCCGTCGCCATCAATGCGCAGGCTCGCGACAAACTGAAGGTCCTCCTCTGCGTTAAAGTCCGCGGCATCCGATGGATATTCGGTTCCGCCGTCAGTTGACCACTCTACATAGAGATCAACAGTACCATCCGCGGTTGCGTCGTCCGTTTGGAAGGAATATTCGCCATGAAGGCCCCAGTGTAGGTCGGTGCTGTTGTTGTCGGCCGTCAGTTCAAACGATGCCCCATTGGCCACATCTGCAGCCGTAGAGGTCAAAGTCCCTTCTCCGTCATACTCCAGCGCGCCACCTGTTGTTATCTTCCACTTCCTGAAGTTAAGCTGAAAGATCTCGTTGGCGCTGTTGGACGAGAGGTCCATGTCGACACCAATGTTGTTGACGATATGGAACCGAAAATGTTGAGCCAGCATGGCTTTATTCCAGTCCTAGATTTTCCGGACCTCCACCAAGGACACTCTGAGATCCTTGTGTGGAAAGTGATCAACTTGTTTCATGCGTCGCCACGAGTGGTTGCCCAAAGACTCGACGACGCGATTGCACCCGAACTTGTCGGTTATTTGTGACTTCACGTAGTAATCATCAAAGATAACCACCGTTTCGTCATTCATGAATCGCTCGACGTTTTCCCAATCGGAGCGGATCGTTTCCACTGCGTGCCCGCCGTCCACAAAAACGAAATCCGCCCTGCCTTTAAACGTCGGTAGAGTTTGGTCGGAATACCCCTTGTAGAGGTGAATGCTTGCGCCGGTGGTTAGAAGCCTCTCCACCACCTCTTCCTCGGGCGGCGGTCGCTTGGACAGCTCGGTGCTCAGAAGCTCATCCGTCAGACCCTCGAAGAGATCAAAGCCATGATAGCTAATCTCTTGCGGTGGGCGGGCTATAGCAGCAGCGTTGATCATCTCAGTAGCCCGCTTACCGTCATGGACGCCGATCTCAACGATCGTGCGCGGGGCCCTCTGTCGACAGGCCTCCAGTAGCTCCCCGTACCGCCTTGGTGTGTGATGGTACTTGCGGAGCGCTTGTACGTGCCTAAGCCAGGCAGATGGCGTTTTCCAGTGCATCCGCCATTCGTATCACGGTCGGCAGCGCAAGACATCGATAGATGCCTCTCCCTACGGACCCTAGTTCAACTCAAAGATACCGTTGGCACTCGGAGTCACCGTCAAGGTGTTCCCATCGGTAATAGAGAATTGACCACTAGAGAGGCTGGCGTAGCAAAGAAGCTGCCCGCCGGAGGCCCAGATCGCCGCGAGCTTCACGTTGGCTATCGTGCCGCCAGAGGCGCTCCAGATCAGCGCGGTGCTGTCGAAACGCCGCTCTGAAGCACTCGCCCCTACTCCCCAGGTCACACCGGTCAAGGCCTTTCCTGAGGACGAGTAGCCGTTGGCCTCCGTCACCTCCGATCCGAGGGACCCCTTGGACGACAGCGTCGCGTCCGCAACATTGGTTGCCGTGGTATGGAGGGTCATGCGGAAGTTATCCGTGTCGAGATCGATCGTCCCGTCCATCAGATACTCCTTGGCGGAGTTGTAGAATTTCCAGGCTAGCGCAGCCATCGGTCAGCCCCCCTGACCTTCAGCGGACAACGACCCCGCTGGAACTTCGATCGAATGGCCTCCAGGCTTCTGGAGTGACTCTATTTCGCTCTGGAGCTCATGGATCTTGAGAGACTTCAGTGTCTCCGCAAGCTTGGCCTTCCAAGCGGAGGCAAGGGGGTGATCCCCCTTCAGCGCAATCTTCTTATCGAGCCGCTTGGCGTTCTCCGCCAAAGAAGCTCTACGCCGTGCAAGCCGATCTGTTTTGGATTCTTTCATCCGCATCGTCCTCTATTCGAAAGACCTCGTCTTCCTCGAGGGCCGATGCGGCGGCCTTGATGATGTGGGCTAGGAGCCCGTCTCCCACGACGTTCAGTTGCCACTTATCGCCGTGAGCCTTGATCAGCGCCATGAACTCCTGCGCCTGCTTTGCCATCCAGGGATGACAGGCAAAGGCCTCGCCATCACAAACGACGTTCACGGTTTCCTGATCGTTTTCGGGCTGATCATAGCAATGATGCTGTCCATTTGAAAGGCAGCTATCCACGCCATAGACATGGTGTTTCGAGAACCCGAGCATCCAGAGAAGTGGCAGGGTTCTGGTGAAAACCGTGGTCCCACCGATGACTGGAATCCACCGTGTCCTATAGTATTCGTTCAGACATTCGGTGATTTGGGACTCTTCCTCGAACTCCGAGTGCCAGATGTAGACCTCATGACCCTCCAGGGCCTCGAAAACGCTCGGGTCGCACTGGGAAGCGATGAAGTACTTGCACCCCTCTATCGGTCTCTGAACGAAGCGGGCATTGAAGGGCCTGGCATCGAGCTGGATGTGGATGCTCGGTTCTAAGCCTTGGTCCTGCAGGTACTCATGAGTCCCATTGAGGGAGACGATCTTGGCCCCGTCCTCGACACGGACCCGCAGGCTCTCCAGGTTCGCGGCCAGGGAGGGTCCGCCGCCGCAAATGCAGGTCACCACATCCTGAGGGTCGTGTTTGTGGAGCTGAGGGAGAGGAAGACGGATATTGGCCTCTACGTTGGCCAGCAGCGCCTCGCGGGGCGTGTTCACCTTGCCCTTGAGCTTTAGAGGTCTCAGCTCGCCCATCACCAGGAGCCCCATTCGACGAAGAAAATGCTGTCGGTCATCAGATCTCTCGCATGCAGGACCTTCCCCCCTGACTCTTCTATGCGCTGTTTCCACCAGGTGAAGGGCCTTACCGTGAGATGAAGGGGCTGACCGATCGTTGAGCCGAAGTGGTCGGAAACATTGGAGATCGAGAAGAAGGTGCTCCGACACTGAGCCGAGATCACCGCTAGTGTCAGCGCAATGTACTCGGTTGGAATATGCTCCAGGACATCCGTGCAGTAGCTATCGAGCCAAAGCTGTTCGAATGTCGGGGGCTGCCTTTGCCATGTTCGATGTGACCAGACGGGCCCGATGAGCACAGGGATATCGAGGCTCTCAGGTAGTGCGCGGACCAAATCAAGGCCCGTCACATCAAAGCCAGCGTCCCGGAGCTTCATCAGCGCCTTGCCGCTGCCACAACCGATGTCGATCAGGTCGTGCCGCCCACGATCGCCGCGTAGTTCCAGGAACAGGTCCACATACTGCTCGCCCGGGGACCACTTGCCGTAATCCGGGTGTTCCCAGATGCGAGCGTACTTCTCTGTCTCTTGGGCTTCAGTATTGCGCACGGATACGCCCCGTCGTTGATCGTCGATTACCGAAACCTTTAAGCGCGTCTTCCGCCTCCATCATCAATGGGACCTGTCTATCAGCCTTGTCGTATTGCTGGATTACATCGTTGTAGAGATACCACTTGGCTCTACGACGGATCATGCGCTCCGCTGCGTCGTACCAGTGGGAATCCGTCTCATCGAGGACCTTGATGTAGTTGAGACGCGCGACGTACTGCGTTCCCAGTGGCACCACGGGATAGAACCTGAAGGCTTGATCGTAATAGGCCCACTGCCAAGGAACACCGATGCCGGCGCCTGTGCTCTCAAGATCAGATTCCTCCATCTCCCGCCACGTCACCAGATCTATAGGATAGCGGGCATCGAAGGCCTTGATCGTCATGGCACGCCGACCGTAAGGCCAAGCGAAGTCCGAGGGCAGTGAATAGAGCCGGGCAATAGGGCTCACACTTGTAGACAGAGTTAGTTCCGCTCGCTCGTGCTGGAAGTAGAAGCTCATCGCCTGCCCATAATGGTCGATGGCGGAGATGATCGCCTCTTGAGTCTCCGTCGTCAGATGAGGACGCTTGATCTCGTTCAAGATCCGAGTGGTCATGGTCGCGATGGTCATGATGCCAACCACGCCTTCATCAGTGCCGCCGCCTCTTCCCCGCTCTCCGGGGCCTTACCGGTCAGGGCCTTCACCGCGGCTCTCTTGGCAAACCAGCGGGGAATGGCCATGACCTCATCGTGCTTGGCCTGCCTCTCGGGGTCGATCGGAGGCGCCTGCGCTGTCTGAGCATTCCGGCGCGCAACTTCCCAGGGCTCCAGCTCGACGTCGAACTTCCCGAAAACTTCGATACCGTCCTTGTTGGCCAAGACCGCGCGACGCCTCATGCCGCGTCCTCCTGGTCATGCAGCCACGTGCCTTCACCGTGCTGTGCTTCCCAGGCGGCCTTAACCTTGGGCGCATGGACGCTCCGGCCCATCAGGTCCGACCACGACTGAAGGCCCAGAAGCGCGTCTCTTTCTGCTCTCCACTCGTCCGCGTATTCGTGGTGTGCGCATTCGGCTAACCCAGGAACCCCGCCCGTGTAGTGGACGAGCTTCGCGTCATCTCTAGGCTCTGAGTAGAGCACGACGTGATTCCATTCCGGCGGAATCTCCCCGATCTGCTCATCGGGAACCCAGCCGATCTTATGACCCTTGGGCATCCCCTCGATGTAGCTGGGGACAAGCTGACGATTGGCAAAATGCGAGCACTCGAAGAGAATTGCGCTTGCCCACTCGAACGGTGGAAGGCTCTTGCAAACAGCAACAGCATCATGGGAGCCCAGGCACTCGAACAGTTCCGCGATATCTCCAAGACAGAGCATGTCCGCGTCCAGGAAGAGCGCCCCGCCCTTCCACCTCTGAAGCCAGGGAACCAGGAAGCGACTGAAGGTGAACGGCGTAAGGCCCGTGCGAGTGATCGGTAGCTGTGAGATGTTGAGTGGCGTGATCGAGACAGGGACGCTCGAGCGCGCAACGATCGAATGCGCCAGCACGTGATAGGAGATTGGCTGCCTGGCGTCCCATCCAATGTAGATCTTGAGAGGCTGGGTCATGCCGCCGCCCTCTCGAATGCGCTCTCGATAGCTGTGAGCCAGCGCTTGCCGATCTCATACGGAATCAGCTCCTCTCGCGCCTTAGCTTGGTTCGCGCGGATCATTCGAATGGCCTTGGCCGGCTCCGCGGCGACAGAGGCAACCGCCTCGCCAAAATACCGATTGTCCTCGACACGGAAGAAGCTCCAGCCGTCATAGGCCGGGAGATCCGTGACCACAGCCATTCTCCCCAGCATCGAGGCCTCGACCGCCCTTTGGTTGCCCTTGTAGCGCTTGTGGCCAAGAGCGCTCTCGACGACAGGCACGATCACCAGGTCACACGCCGCATGGCCCTTGCCGATCTCCATGGGGCTCCACGAGGCCAACACAGCATCAGGATGAAGGGGGGCCAGATGCCTCAGGAGATCTTCCCCGTCCCGTTCGTCACGGATGTTCGTGCAGATGTGCAGCTTCCAATCTCGCAACTGGCCGATGACCTCGAAGAGGCCGTCCAGGTTCGATCTGTGGCCATGCCAGAAGAGCCGGCGGATCTGCGTCAGCGTCTTGGGGACTCGACAGTCCTCGTTCTCCATGGGCTCCGGAATGACGACTGCGGTGCGCTGCGTGGCCTCCTTGATCCGATCGGCAAGAACCTGCGTGGAGGTGATCACCACATCGGCCTGTCTGCACATCTTGAGGTAATGGGCCATGACCGCGGGCTGATGCCAGTCCTGTAGATGATCATCGCAGCAATCGAAGATCGTCAGGGCATTACCCGATCTTTTCATCAGGTCTTCCTGAACATCCGGCCGCGAGTGCTTGGCGAAGACCACCACGTCATAGAGACTCGGGTCCTCTCGCTTCGGGTGGTCCCCCACGTCGATCATGAAGACCTCATGACCTAGTGACCGGAGCGCATCACCGACCAGCCAGACACGCATGCGGAAAGAGGCGAGGGCGAGATTCGGCGAGCAGACAAATGCTACGCGCATCTATTGCCCTCCACGACCTGCCCGCAGCAAGGGCACCTGCCTTGCTTTACAAGATCGGCGTCCTTTGCCGCTCGAACAATAGCTTCAGCTTCCACCATATCGTGGAGAAATACATTTCCGCCCCGCAGCGTCAGACCCGCCGTGCGACCGGCCGAGTGAGGCCATTTCCTAGCCTGACGCCGGATGGCCCTGGCCTCGTTGGACGTAACACTGAAGAACGCAAGGCGCCCGTTGAGCGACTTGAGAGACAATTCTAGATCGCGGATTGCTTTGATCATTCCGCCGCCTCCATGGTCCGCTCGTTCATCCAGGCATTCAACGCCCCACCGATCCGGTTCACGACAGGCATCCACTCCCCGCGTTCCTCCTGGCGGAAGAGCTTCACCGATTCCCACCAGAGCATCCGCGTTGGATCCTCGAGCATCGAGTAGCGCCAGGAGCATCCCTTGGGAGTCAGGACCCAACAGGGCGTCCCCACCGCGCCGGCTTGATGCACGAGCGTCTGGTCCACGGTGATGATCAGATCGCAGGCGTCAGTCATGGCCGTCAGGCGCTCGAAATCGTCGATCTCGTGGATCATGTACGCGAGATCTATGCCCGCCTCGGCCTGGAGCCTGCCCAACTCTCCAATGGGATCGGGCACCCCGTTGGTGTGTTGAAGGCAAAGCCAGGCGACATCGTCTCGACATAGGAGGGGTAGCAACTGTGCCGGCGGAAGCGCTCTTTCATAGGAGTGCGACTCAGGCTTGCCGCCCCACCACGTCCACCCAATAACGGGCCTATCCCCGAACATGCCCTTGAAGGCCCTGAGATAGGACTCGACCAGTTCGGGATCGGCCGCGAGGTATGGCGTGCCTGGAAAATCAGCGTGCTCGTTCCTAAAGACCCCCCCCAGCGACGCCATCGAGATCTTCGCATCGATACCGGGCTCTCCAGGCAACCACCTGGGGATCGTCAGGTGCATTTCCTTGCGAGTCGGATAGAGCGCGAGCCTGTCTCCGAAAATGGGCCGGAACGATCGCTCGAACATGCCGATCAATCGGGGATGACAGTCTAGAATGAGCCGCTTTCTCACCAGGGGATCGAGATCGGGGACCATCGAGGCAAAGAGAAGCTCGTCTCCAATGCCTTGTTCGCCATAGACCACCAGGGTATCGACCTCAGTCCCATCCCAGGGTGGCGCGTCGTACTGCCGGTTCGGACGGATCATCGCCGCCAAAGCCACCTCTTGGTGCTTCCAGCATTCGCCCATACGCCCCTGCTCACCCAGAGCAAGGGAGAGGTTGAAATGGGCGTTTGGATGATCGGGAACGACCTCGAGGCACCTCCTAAACCACTTTTCCGCCTCTTCAGGCTCGCCTGTGTTGATGTGAAGGGAGCCCAGGTTGTTCAGGTTGTCCGCGTGTCGAGGATCCAATTCATAGGCGTACTCGAAGGCGTTTTGGGCCTCGCCCGAGTGGTGCATCTTGTGGAAACAGAGTCCCAAAGCCGTCCAGGGCTCCGGATGCTCCCCGGTTAGGAGCCCCTCCTTGGTCAGGTCCTTCATCAGCCGGCAAGCCCAAGAGAGAATCACCGCCCCCAGGGCATAGCGGCGCATGGAGAGATAGACCTGGCCAAGCCAGAGCATGGCGTTGATGTTCTGGGGGTTGCGGTGGAGCTCGGCTTCAGCAGCAGCGGAAGCTTGCTGCAGCTCCCCGCGGCTCAAATGTTCTTCGATCTTGGCCTGAAACGGGCTCCGAAGGCCTTCTACGATATTGAGCATCAGATCCTAGCTCGCTGCGGACTTGCCGCATATTGCGCTCTGCTAGGATGAAAAACAAGATCTATGGGAAGAAAAACCCTGGCCCAGAGGGGCCGCATCCCCTCCGGAACCAGGGCTATCCGCTGTGGAGCAGCGAACTCAGTCGATATCGCGGGTCAAAAGAGCGGTAATGGAGTACCGCCCTCCCGTACCGGCAAGGCCAGCTACGGTAATCCAGGCAACCCGGGGTTCTGCCGCGTCATCCGAGAGGCTGAGCTGATAGGGCAGGTTCTTCGAGAGAACGCCCGATCCGGCCTGACCGGTCAAGGAGCCGAATTGATTGGTGTCCACCCCTGAGAGCCCGAACTTCAAGGCCTGGGCCGACGCCGAGAGCGACAGCTCGTGGATGATCTGCAAAATGCGCGTCCCCGACTGAATGGGGATGGCATGCAGGATCACCGAGACGGAGAGGGACGAGGCATCGCCCGCATCCTGGAGGTCCGCATTCGCATTGGCGCCAATGAAGGTGTGGGGATAGACCCCAGAGTGGCAGGCCTTGGCATTGGTGCCCGTGGCCCCTACCGCGGTTGCTGAGAAGTCAGCCATGACTCACCTCCTTACGGGTTGGTCCGCGGATCCGGGGCGTATCCGGATGCGACGATGGTGGCGAAGTCCGCGGAGTTGAAGCGCGACTTCTTGATGCCCTTGATGCAGCCGGCGGAAACACCGAGCTGGTTCTGGTAGTCGAACAGCTCTTCCACCCAGCTCATCTTTCCGGGACCCGAGTTCTTCCCGAATGCCAGGTGAGCGGCTTGGGCTCCGCAGAACACAGCCCTACGGAAGTTCGCCTTCGTTCCCGAATTGGGCGTCCCCGTGATCACCGGAATGCGCGTCGACTCATGGAGAACGACGTTGTTGTACATCCCTAGGGCACCAGTAAAGAGCGCGTTGTTGTTGTTGCTCTGAGAGCCCATCAGAAGGGACTTTTGGATGTCCGCCCAACCACCTGAGCCGAAGTCTTGTCGGAGTCGGTAGGTCTGATAGGGATGGATGAACATGCAGTGATATCTGTTGCCGTTCATCCGGATCGGCCGGATCATCGGGGTCAGGGTCTTGGCGATGGCCACGCAGCGGTCGATGTCCGCGACTCCGATCGCGTGGGTGGTGGTCGCTGACAGCGAGGCCTCCGTTCCATGCCCGCCCCCGGCTAGAAGGTGGCTGGCGTCGGGCTCGACAGCGGCTTGGAGACCGGTGAAACGAACGTCCGTCTCCGCGGAGTTTCCGCAGAGCTGATTGAAGGCCATGGTGTCGATGCGATCGGCCCACCAGTCGACAAGACCAAGCCTCGCTTCCTCGCGCACCGAGTGGTGGACGCGCTGCTCGGACATCTTGCCCTCGGAGCGAACCGCGTGCCTCAACTGGTCGATCACCACATCGTCGTAGTGAGTGACCAACGCTTCCTCGTGGCCCTCGAGGGTGTCGTCACCTTGCCTACCGGTGCCGGTGAGCTGCATGCGGAGACCGACGCGGATTCGGTCGCCGGAGGACTTCTTCGTGTCCTCGTGGATCTGGATCATGGAGTCCGAGGTGGTCCCCATGAACTTTCTGATGAAAGTCTCCTTCAGCGCCTCGCGGAAGAGAGACTTCGACCAGAGCTTGACGGCCAGTGGATGGTTGACCGGGTAGCTGGTAGTCGCCATTTGGCTGAACTCCGGGCGCAGTTGTCACAAGGTCGGAATTCCCTGGTGACGCCCGGGATGGCGCTAACCGTGATGTCGCTCCGGTTCGGCGGGCCCACTATCGCTAGGGCCGGGCGCAAGCGAGTGATCGCTGAGGGGAGAATGGCGCCACTTCAATCCTATGTCAAGGATCATGTACCTATTAGTGCGGCTACTTGTCCTATGCCGCCTCCTGGAACAGCGCTCCGGCGTGAAGGCCGCGATGGTGCTCTTCGCAAAGCCAGTCGACCATTAGTGGCTGGTCGTAGTCGTCGTGATGCATCTGGGCATTGGAATCGCCACAAATTCTACATGGCTTGGGTGTGAGGATGCCGCGGCGCTTATAGACCCCGGCATAGGATCGGGCGTTATCTTTTCGGCGCTGTTCAGGCGTGAGTTGGTGTGTCTTCCGCCACATCCGCATATAAGCCGCATGGCAGGGGGCACAATATCGATGAGTTGGCCTGCTGCGATCGCCGCACTTAGGGCAGTGTTTCACGTTTGACACTCTGCCCCTATGGAGAGATTCCGGCCTACCTCAGATCCTGCATGAA